TTAAAGTCAGTGTCGTCCGGGAAGTCTAGGACTACTGAGTAGTTGTCGCCCTGCTCTACGATAAGGTCATAAACACCCACAGTAGTAGGCGCTGGGGTGCGGCCAGTAAGGTCGTTCTGCATGTAAACGCGCGCCGGCATACGAGCGTCGTCAACTTCCTGGGCCATGTAGATAGGGATTAGCTTGTTTGTGGTGCGGCTGATGCGGCGTAGGGTGCCCATCTCAACACGCCATAGGCCGATGTTAAGGGCCGAGCAGAGGTTGTGGTATTGCTCCTGGCGCTGGGCGATAATACCCATGAGCTGGCTATAACGCTGCGCACGAGGGATATGCACGCCGTCTGGGGCGGTGATGTCGATATCGAACGAAGAATCCGTTGCCAGAGCGTACAGCGCCTCAATTAAAGAGAGAATCGTGACTGGATAGACTTCGACCTCTGGCAACAGGCTTAGGGTCATCTGGCGGCCAAAGGCGTCTGACCTGTTGTACAGGTGCTGGCCTACAGCCGTGTTGATGAAGTATTCTAAGTCAGCGTCCGAGAAGTAACGGAATACGTTACCCATAACGCTGATGGCGGCCCCGTTGGTAGGGGCAGAGGTGAAGTGGATAATGCCGTAGTTGGCATCCACGGTGTAATTTGCTGGGTTGGCTTGGACTACGGTGCCGACCTTGACGTACAGGGTGTTTACGTCAACAGGCTTAACATCCAGGTTAAATGCAGTAGTAGTGCCGTCGCCGACAAGGGCCTTGCTGAACTGCTTGGAGATGTCGTTAAGCTCAGTACGGACCTTCGTAACGAAGTCTGTTAGAGATGCCATCCAGTGCCCTTTACAAATCGACTATTTCTATGGTGCCCTACGAGGCTTTAAATTACTTGATAAACGAAAACAGCGGGCCTCGCGGGCCCGCTGCTTCGTGAAGAAAGGTCTAGAATCTAGCTGCTAGATAACCCTTTGACTCAAGGTGGGCTGCCACCTCTGGGGTTACCTCGTACTTCTGACCGGCCTTGAAACTGTAGTAGTTTCCAGCGCCCAAGGTCATAGATTCGATGTCTTCCGAAACGCGGATAGTAACGCTTGCATTTGCGGCGGTCTTTTTGACGTCGTCCACAACTACAGCGCCAACTACTACGTTTGGCTTGGTTGCGTCAAGCACTTCGTGCTCTGACTTGAATGCGGCCTCGGCAGTTGCCATAGCCATCTGGTTTGCAGCATCCTGCTGTCTTTCAATCGCTTCAGCCTGAAGCTGGTCGCGCTGGCGTCCGGTAAAGTCGGTTGCCTTCTTTTGTGTTGCCACGGGGTTTTCTCCTAATTAATGTCTCGGTGAGGGGGGTGTAAAGAGGGGGCCCGAAGGCCCCCTCTCACGATTTGTTGCTAGTTGGTTTCTGCAATCACAACAGCCTGGTCAGTGATTAGACCAAGACCGAAGATTGAGTACCAAGCGAGTGCGTGCTCACGACCGAAGTCGAGGATACCGCCATCGCGGAGCTCAACTGGGAGCGAGATAGCGTGACCGAATGCGTTGTCACCAATGAAGATGGCGTCGTAGCGGTCTGAGCCACCGTTACCGGTGAACTCAGCTGGGGTAATGTAGCCACCACCAGGGGTTACGGTTGGGGTAACTGCGGTGTCAGCGCTGTAGTTAGCACCTGCACCACCAGCAACCTTGCGGACCTGGGTGGTCTCGATGAACACGGTGTCGTACAAACGGCCGATTTCACCAAGCATGAAGTTACCAGGTGCTGCGTACTTGGTGACTTCGATGAACTCCGAGTTGTCGCGGAGGCGACGGCTCTGGTGAGGGTGGACGAATGCAACGTAGGTCTCGCCGAGTCTAGGGATGTTCTTGGTCGAGAGGGTCTCAACTGCGTCCTTGACGGTGCGGGTCGACAGGAAGTAGTTTCCGGTCATGCTTGCACGCGACGAACCGTTGGTTCCGTATGCGTACAGGTTGTTACCAGCAGCGTTAGCCTGCGATGAGTAAAGGCCCGAACGGTCTTCACCGTAGATGGTCGAGCTAGCCGAGTACAGGGTGTCGCGGCTAATCTTGTCCAGGTAAAGAGCCATGTTGCGGCCCAGGAGGCGCGAAGCCGATGCCATAACGTCATCGAACGATGCGTTGAGCAAGAGCTCCGACACTGCCAATGCGTAGCCGTGTTCCGATACAGTAATCGAGAACTGCTGTGCAGTCAGTGCGTTGGTCTGCATACGTACACCTTCAACAAGTGGTGATGCAGCGCCGAGGTTGTTGTAACGCAGGAAGTTAATCTGCAGACCTGGTGCAACACCAAGCTCAGTCTTCTTTACTGCGAACTGCTCGAAGCGAAGGATTGGCATAGCCTGGAAAAGGATTTCCTTTGACCAGATTTGCTGAATCGCCTGGGTGAGCTGGGTGTTAGTACCCGAGTATGAGGTAGGGGCTGCGGCGAGATTGCCGGTTCCCGTAATACCTGATGCCATAGTGGTTGTCTCCTTAAAGACGTCGTGATTGACTTTGGTTTATGGGTTAGTTACCGAACAGACCCTGCCCGCGTCCTTGAGCTTTGTCACTCAGTAGACGTTGGCGATATTTTGCGTATTCGTTCATCGGCATGGCTGCGATTTCCTCAGCCGTAAAGTTACGTTGCTCCGAATTAATGTCCAGTGGCCCGGCAGGTGGCAAGGTGGTCCTTGTACCTGTCATTTCCCTGCGAGTGTTCTGCATGGCTGCCTGAGCACTCTCAAGGATTCGAGCTGAGCGCTCTTTCAAGCTCTCAATGCTCTGTTCGACCTCTTCGCGGGTGTTACCCGATACAAGGTCAAGTAGTTCGGGAATGATGTTTTCCCGCTCAGCCTCCAGAACCGAGGTTCTGTAAGACTGGAGGTCAGCGTACTCTCGTTCGCGTTCCAACAGTGCGAAAGCGCTCTCGCGTGCTTGACGCTCACGCTCCAACTGCTCGTTGAACTCCGATTCCTTCTTCTTTAGAAGGTCTCTTACGTCCATCTCAGCTTCAGCTTCCTTAGCCTTTTTATCGGCTTTCTTAGCCTCTTCAGCATCCTTTTCGGCCTGCTTACGAGCCGCCTTCTCTTCACGCTCACGCTTCAGTTCTTCAACTTCAGCCTTGAGCTTGTCAATCTGCGGGTAAAGCTTGTCCTTCTCCTGCGAACGAACCTTAGCAAGGTCATCCTCAGTGTAGAACTTTGAGGACGCTGGCGATGCCTTGTCCTCAGTTAGAGTGGTAGCAGTTGACGGATTAGCGTCAGGACTGACTACTACTGGAGTTACTCCTGCGTCGGCTGCGAAAGCCTCTGCAGCAGCTGCGTTAGTTTCTGCTGTTTCCATGTGTATCCTTAGTTTCTTTAGGTCGTTTTACATGTGGGCTATGCCCGTGACTCGTCTGACCGCTCGTGTGTTTTCATTAACAAGTATGACTTGATAATTTTGTTTTTTTGGTGCTAAACCCGCAATTATTTTTCGTAACTCTGCGGGACTTGGCGCTGCGGAAGCTTCGTGCCATACGCCTCAGTTACGAGTCGTGCACGGACTTTAGCCTCACCAAATTCTAGGTTTGCCATGATGTTAGGGTCCAGGATAGGCTGCTGCCCCTGGGTCGCCTGCTGTGCCATCGCGGCTTGTTCTGGCGCTACCGGAGTAGGGTTGCCATTAGGGTCGACGCTCATACCAGTTAGAGAGGTAATCTCGTTCTGGATTTCAGTCTTAATCAAGTTAAGCGCACCATCAGCCAGGGCGTCGTCAATAAGTTCCTGACGGATTTCCTGAAGCTTAGCCTCTGGGAACTCCTCGCCAAGGTCACGCAACGCGCCTTCCTTAGACTGCAGGCCAAGCGACAGAAGCGACTGAACTTCGTTAAGCGCAATCAGCTTGTCTAGTGGCAGTGGAGGAGGGAAGTGAGCGTAAGTACGGTAAGTCTCTGGGTCAGCAGGGTCCAACTGGACTAGCTGGTCAGGCTTTGGCAGGGTGTCGGTGTCAGGGTCCAGGATGAAGGTCTCTGGCTCCTTGAGGGCAAGGGTGCGGAGAACCAGCTCATTGACGCGCTCAATGCCGTGTGCGTACTGGACAATCTTCTGGTGGTAGCGGTTCATCAGCGGCTGGAACATAATCGACAGCGCAACACCTGAGGTGTTAGAGATAGGCTGTGCCTTACCAAGGGCAGACTCAGGAACACCGGTCATTTCGTGCATCGCCATCTTCAGGCGGTCCATGAACTCCATAGCGCCCTTAAGGCCAGTGCCGCCACCCTCAAGGTTCATAACACGAGCGTCCTTTGGCAGACCGCCCCAAACCTTGTTAGCGCCCTTCTCAAGCTGGTTAACCTTAGCGCCGGTGATGATGGTCACAGGAGCAGCGTGGTAGTTAACGATGTCTGCGATGTCGGTTGCAGTCTCGTTGTAGGTGCGGTTAATTGAGATAATCTCATTACAGTCGCTGAGGCCCCAAGGCGAGCCCGAGATGCGAATGTTAGGGATGTGGATGATTGGGATAACGCCAAGTGGGTTAGGGCGTGAGTCAATCAACTCGTCGTTGATGTACTCCTCAATCATGTCCTCAGTCAAGATTTCGGTGTAAGTGTAAACCTGGCGGGTACCCTCAAGGCTGGTGCCCCAGAAGCGGTACTTGAGCTTAAAGCGGATAAGGCGCTCGCGGTCGTGCGGGTGGAACTCAGGGAAAGCAAATGATGAGTTCAGCGGCAGGATGCGGACGCGGCCCGGGTGCTGGTTGCCGGCTGAATCTACGTAAGCCTCTTCGTAAGCAACCTTGATAAAGCAGTCACCGGACACGGTGCCCTGCTGGCCAATCTCCCAGAGGACGGTTGACTTGTTGTTGTCAATCTCCCAGACGCGCTCTAGGAGTGACGGGACAATAGCCTCGTTAGACTTGGCGGTGCGGAACTGCACGCCCTTGCTGAAGGTAAAGTTAATAATAAAGTCGCTGATTGCGCGGTAATAGTTAAGCACAATCTGAGGCTCGCCAACCTGGCGGCGGTAAGAAGTGTGGTGGCCTAGGTACATCGCCCAGTTGAGCGAGTAACGGTTTAGGCGAGGGCCGTGGACCTCAAACTCTTCATCCGCAAGCTCTACAAGACCAAGAGGCGAGATTGAGATAGTGAGGTCAGATGACGCCGCTCTATAACTTGGGGGTGAAAAGTCAATTGACATTAAACTAAAACGCTTCCGGTCCTGGTGCCTCGTGTGTTACAAGTGTAGCGCAAAATACTATTTAGCGCCTATACTGCTCGTGATTAATTAGATTACGGCCAACAGGCTTGGTGACCTTCTTCTTGGCCTGCTCTTCTTTTTTGTCGATAGCCTCTTGCGCAGTGTCGCGCATACGAGGGTCGACCTGCTTCTCAGAATCTACAAACTGTCCGCCCATCTGCACATAACGAGTGTGCACCCAGTGGGCCGCTGCGGGGGAAGGGTACTTAGAAAAGCGCACCTTCGCCTGGGTAGTAATCATGTTCCAAAGACGAGGGTTAGCAGGGACCTGTCTTGGAGTCTCTTTTACTTCTTGACCTCTAATGAGGGCCATGATTTACCGCCTTAAGAAACACAGCCCCGCCCGCCTACTGGCAGACGGGGCTGTGCGCTAGATTATTAGTCCTGCACCTGAGCAGGGTTTGGGTGCTGCTGGTGTGAGCCGCTTACGAACTTCTCCTCGTAAGTGTTAGCACCGTAGTTCTGGAACGAGCCGGTTGAGAACTCTGACAGGAAGTCTGGAGCTTCTACCCACGAAGCCGAGCCCACGTGAGCGCGCTCGCTCATGGTCTCAGCTGCTGGCTTGTCCCATACAGGAGCGTTGCGGTTTGGACGACCAGGAGCAGGAACGTATCCCTGAAGGGCACCCTTCGCAAACTCGTTTGGAACGTCAGTGTCAGTGCCGATACCCTCTTCAAAGCGAAGTGGGCCGCGCTGACCAGGTACTGCAGGGCTGACCTTGCGGTCATAAGTAGTTCCCGGGCGCTCTGGGAACTTAGGGGTTGGGGCAATTGCCATTTTATATCTCCTAATAAGGGTTGAGGACCTCATTACAAGTTTTCTACTAAATAGCGTATTTTGCAGGATAAACGTAATTTATCTGTAGAACGGCGACGACACTACCTCGATAGTAGGCATAGTCATATCTAACGTCAGAGCACAGGCGATAGCCAGCGAGTCAGCGAAGTCGTCGTGAGCGTGGGCCTCTTCTGGCGCGTGGGCAAGGAAGTTGGGGCCCTGGAACTTAACTTCCAGGTCGCTCATCTGCTGGTAAAATCTCTTCCAGCGAATCAAGCGGCGGGTCTTGGCATGCGCTGGCCAGCCGATTAGGCGGCGGTCAATCAGCTGCTTAAGGTGCTTCCATCGCTCTGATTGCTCTTTCTGACTTGAGCCCACAGAGAATACCTCGGCTCGTGGAAGCAGTAGGCGCAGGCGCTGGGCCACGGCGTCACCGACACCGTTGGCGTCCACACCCACAGACAGGACGTTGTAGTTCTCTAGGAAATTCACAATCTGGAAGTACTGGTCCTCCCAGTCGTCGCCCTGGATTTCTAGCCAGTTAAGGACGCGGTGGTCGTAGAGACCGAACTCATCTGGGCGTTCCCAGTCTACCCAGACCACGGTGACGACGGTGGAGTCGACCTTACGCGCAGGGTCGATACCCACAATTACAGGAGTACGGTGCCATGCGCCCACTACCTCCTGCGAGGTGTCGCCGAGCTCATCCAGAACAGACGAGGTAACGAACATACCGCGCTCAAGCAGCCACTTGCAGTTGTACGACATCTGGAACTCGTCAGAGTGCTCGCCAATGCGTAGCATCTCTTTCTTAATGAACTTTGCGTACTTGTCCTGCTCCTTGGCCACGTCTCGCCAGTCCCACTGGAAGTGGCTCTGCTTTGCGCCCTTGGCGGTCTGCATTCTCTTATTTAGCTGGATAGAGCGGTAGAAGTTATTTTTGTGCGTGGTAGGAGTGCCAGTCTTAACCATGGTTCCATCGGTAGACGCAAGCATAGGCGAGATTGACTTAGCCACGATAAAGTCATCGGCTTCCTGGCACTCATCGATAACGATAAAGTCGAAGGTCTTAGACTCAATCTTCGCACGAGGGTTGGCCGTCATCATCATTACGGATGAGCCGGAGTTAATAAGCTTTACCTGCTTGGTAACGCCAGAAATCTTCTTGGCCTCATCATCAATCTCAGGGTCGCCCAAAACAGCGAGCGCCTGGTCGCTAGTAAGGCGGGAGATTACACGGCTGAACAGAGTTTCAGCCTGTCCCTCAACTGGGGCAAATAGACCGACACGGAAGCCGTTTTTATAGTCGCCCAGAAGGTCTGGGTACATGCGGGCTAGGCGAGGGAGCAAAACCATAAGGGCCGCCACTACGTTGGCGATGGTCTCAGACTTACCCGACTGACGGGCGGCAAGCGCAGTGATTTCCTGGCCGTCGTTAAGCAGCACAGACTGGATGATGCGGCGCGCTAGCGGCTTCTGGTAGTTGCGCAGGTCGTGCCCTACCAAGGCCTTCATAAAGACCATAATCTTGTCGACTAGGGACTCGACAAACTCGCGGGAGAGCTCGTCTAGGCCGTCGTCAAAGACCTCTGACTCATTGAGGGACTCTTCATCAAAGTCTGGGTCCTCGAAATCGTCCTCGTAAAAATCTTCGTCGTTGCTCATCTAATACCTTAAAGTGAACGCCCCTGAGCCGTAAAGCCCAGGGGCGTAGTGCCACACGGGAGAGGAGGTTGGCTCTCTGAGTATAGCAGAGGTAAATAGCAAAGTGCTATAAAGTGTTGTTCATTCTTTTATTTAACTCGTGCACGACAGCGTGCAGCGCCTCAGCGCCATCAGCGAGTTCTTTCATCGCAGCCTCTGAACGCTCGCGCTCAAACGTGCTGAGTGAGCGGCCCAGTGCGTAGATAGACTGGTCTGCCCACGTGGTCAGGTCGATGGTAGGGATGCGCGAAACGCGCTTAGCGATGCGCTCAGAGAACGGCTTGTCCCACTTCTTATTAGTTTTAAACTTAATCATTAGCCGAAGAACTCCTTGTCCCAGTACTCTTCAGACTTCTTGCCGCTAGGGGTAAGTACCTTGCGAAGCGCCTCTTCCTCAGCGACTGGCTTTCCCCACAGGCCAACAGCAAGGCCGCGAGGAACAAACGGTACCCAGAATACTAGACAAACTGAACTCTCGCGATAAGGGTGCTCAGTCTCCTGCGACCAGCCCCACTCAAATACAGGGCGAACTGGGTGCTTAAGTTTGATGGTATCTACGTATAGTCGTCCGAATGATTGCATCTTATTCCTTAATGTCTAGCCATTACCATACATGGAATTAGCCCAGTTTGTCAATTGGTTGAGCTGAGTGCGGCGGTGCCTAGGCATGCCGCTGATATCTGCCGGACCCATGTCGCCCCAGTTATCGAGGCCAGAGGAACGCAAGTACTTGCCCTTAGACTCGGCGTCTCTAAATCCGAACCACATCTCTTCAGGGACTCCGCGGTACTCCCACCACTGGCCCTCTCTAAATAGGACAGTGAGGACTTGGTTAGCACGGTCATACCCGGCGCTTAGGGTTCTTGGCCTTGAGGGATTACTAGATGAAGTGCCCTGTATTACGGGCGGGGTAGCCTGGGCCTCAAAGTCTTTATCGGCCTCCGCGCGCTCGCGGTCGCTTAGGGTTTCCTCCCAAGCCTCTCGCGCAATCTCTCGAAGGCGCTCCACAGACATACCTTCTGTGTTCTTCATCTGAGAGACGAGGATGTCTATAGCGGATTCTTTATCTCTAGCCATTACTCACCGCATTCGTGGTCGTCGAGGTCAAACTCCATCACCACAGAGTGGCAGTGGCGGCATCTAAATCTGCGCTCGGGCCTGAAGTTATTTTGTGCCGTAGCTCCTGGCTCAAAGCCAGTGCCGTCCTCGGCATTTTCAGGCTGGTACTCGGTGACAATCTCTGGCTGGGCGGCGGGATTAGCGTCGTCTTCCCAGACTTCAAGGTCTTCAATATTTGCGGCTGCTAGCGCGCCCATGCCGTCAAACTCTACTGAACGCGGGTTAAATCCCTGCATCTCTGGAGGGAAGGGTCCGCGAGGGGCGTGGGCTTGTTTAGGTACATAGTGTGCCTGCACAGCCTGCACTCTAGTGATACGCATTACTCGGCTGGGGTCGCAGGAGTTTCTACAGGAGCCTCTGGCTCTACTGGCGCTGGGTCAGCCTTCTTGCTCTTGGTAGGAGCCGAAGCTGGAGCCTCAACTACTGGTGCAGGAACTGGGTAAGCGCCAGCGAGGGCGTCCTTGCGAAGGTAGTTAGGGATGTGGGTGCCGCAGTAGTTAACAGGGTTAGCGGCCGGGGTAGAAATTGTGTAAAGCGCGTCATTCGCGCAGTTGTCGCACTTCATGTTGCTCCTCGTATTAGGGATATATTATTTTATCAGAAACCGGCGGTTTCGCGGATGTGTTGGTCGAACTTTCCTTCTAGGCCAGCAACGTCGACCTTCAAGTCGGTTAGGTCCTTACGGATGCTCTTTACCTCGTCGCGCATAGATGAGCCCGAGTTCGGCTTAAGTTCTGACAGGTAGTTAGAAGTAAGGTCCGAGATAACGCCAGTAATATACTTCTTGGCAATCCACGAAAGGCCGGCGATTACAAGCGCGAAGAAAGCGCCAAATCCGGCTAGGGTTGTGGCGAGGTCGGCTACGGTCATCTACACTCCGATAAGTCAGTACTTATAAGAGTGTGACACACTAACGTACTACAGGTGTGCTTAAACTACCATTTACCGAGCGGGCAGGTCGCCTCGGCCAGTTTAGTTTTTAGGTGCATGAAGCAACCGCACTTCTTGCACTGCTTAGTAGCTTTAATAAGTTGCGGGCACGTCATGCAGATAGACATGCGGTCCTTAGCCAGCTTTTCTTCTGCGTACTCAGTCTTAGGGTTTAGTAAATCCCAAGGTCGCACAGCTCGTGATTTACGCAAGGAGTCTTTAAACGCTTCCGGGTCGTCTTTAAACTGCTCCCACGCGGTGGGGGTATTACTCATCTGAAATAAGTTCGAACCTAGGGCCGGTCATGTAGGCCGCGATAATTCCAGCGCAGCCATCAATGTCTAGCGGGTGTATAACTGCAACTCTGTTATTTACTACAAAAGCGAATACGCAGACGTTGTCATCAAAGGTATTTGGGTGACCGCTTAATGTAGCAAAGCCCGAGCCAGTCCACTCGTCATCTGGAGATGGAAGAACCTTCAGGTCGGTGACATCTACTGCGTAGAAGGGGTTAGATAGCACCTGATTCCACGGGCTCTCAGCAATAGGCTTTTCAAACTTAATAGTGCCCACTCTTGTGTCGTCTGAGGCGTGAATGTTAATTACGGTAGTCATTTCTGTAATCCTAGCAGTAGTTTCCAACGAAGGTTGGGCCCGAGCACTTAAGCCCGCTGCAGTGATAGTAACACGTTACGTAAGTCTTACAGGGGACGTCAGTGGACGTATAGGTGCAGTCACTGCACGCTTCCTGACACGGTGCAGGGGCGGTGCCGCAGTCTGGAGCGGTAGGGGCAGAGGTTCCTTGGCAAACCCAGTTAGATGGATTTCCTAGGGCGGCCTTCTGCTGGTTGCAGGCAGTAGAAGGGTCACTGGTGCCAGACACAACACCGCTACCAGTTACTGGAGGGTTGTATCCGCTGCAGTATGCCCAGTAGATGGTGACGGTGGCCGGAGCAGCGACTACTACGTTGAAATTGTAAGTTCTGGTAGTAACGCCGTCCTGCGCGGTTACGACAACGCTTTTGGTGTTCGGGTTTGAAGAGTAGGCGACTGAGACGGTGCCGGTGCCGCTAGTTACGGTGGCGTCAGGGCTCGTGGTAGTTGCGGCGACAGTTACCGAAGTAGTGCCGTTAGGAACGGTTACGGTGCCTGAAGCTAATACATCAGAGCCGTTTACAGTCAGGGTGGCTAGAGTTGCATCCTGCGAAAGCGGGTAAGGATACGAGGTTTTCCAGGTTCCGTTGACCTTGGTAGAGATGCCAGTAACGGTCTTCCAGACGCCGTCAACCTTAACGTACTGCGCGGCGATAGAGGCCCAGGCCCCCGAAATCTTTACCTTGTTTTTGTTTACGTTAGGCACTCGGATTCCTTAAGCGTACTGAATCCAGATATCCCCGTCTTGTCCCTGAGCAGAAGTAGGGGCAGAACTAGAAACAAAGATGTTGCGGGCACCGTTGTCGTTGCTGACAAGGATGGTAGGGCCGTAGACCTGAATATCGCCTTTACGTGGCATTAGCTAATCTCGATTCCGCTGATGATGTAGGTAACTGCCGAGCCAGTTCCAGCCGAGATGTAAATCTGCTCGCCGGCGGTCAATGGCAGGTCAGCAGACCAAATAATCTCCGAGCCAGGCGCGATGCTGAGCTGGTAGATAAAGGCGGTAGAGGTAGTTGCCGAGCCGCTTACTGGAACAAGGTAAGCGTTAACTGGAACTGGAGAGGCTGAGGTGTTGGTGAAAACAATCTGCTTTACGACTGCGGTAAGGCCTGAGCCAACAGTGTACGCGCTAGTCGCTGAGCTGGCAGCCTGAGCTGGGCCTCCGAGGCGCTTAGGGGTGTAAGTGGCCATGTTATTCCTTTCGAATACCTAAATAGGTTATCTTATTAAGCGCGAAAATAAACGCTATCTGGTTCCCCACCAGCCGCGGCCGGGGTTGTTGTATACGAGAATAGATGGCTTCTCGTTTGGGTTAAGGTAAATCTTTCTAATACCAAAGCGCGAGTCTTTGATAATAGTCGGCTTTGGAATGCCGGCCTTAAAGTCTTTATTTATCTGCCCCACCAGCCCCACTCCTTGCCTAGTGTTGGTACGCCCTGTACGGCGCCTACAGCCCTTGTAAGGGCATCTCTGAACTCGCGGTCACGGCCAGCAGGCGCAACCTGCTCTTGGTTGTCTAATGCAGTAGCAACGCCAGACCGCTTACGAAGCGGAGAGTGGCGTCGGATATCTACCGCGCGCTGTTCCATTATGGGAAGTTAGAGTCCATGCTGCCGGACGAAGAGGTAGATGACGCAGAACTCTTAGGGGCTCTAGGGGCTCTAGGAGTTTTAGGAGCTGGGGTAGAAGTACCTGACGAGGTCGACTTGCCCGGGTAACCGCCAGCCCAGTGGGTCTGATTACCGTCCATATCGAATACTGGCTTAGGTCCTCTAGGAGTAGATGTCTTCTTAGTAGTACCGGTGCCTGCACCCTTTGCCTGGCGTCCTGGGGCAATTCCCTTACCCGCAGGAACAGCCGATACAGGGGTTGCTACGCCGAACTCAAAACCACCGTCAGCGCCAGCCTTTAGGTTACTAAGCCCGTGCTTAGTGGCCAGTCTGGCACCGTGGTTAAGGTCACCCTGGCGGCGCTTTGATGCTGCATCTAGGCCGCCCTGCTCGCGGATGTAACGGGCATTTTCCTCAGATTGTCTAAGAGTGGCTGCGTTGCCCTCAGCCTCGGTGTTTACCTGAAACTGGTGCAGGCGGTCTGATTGCACACGTCCGAGGTGGTAATTAGAACCGGTATTCCAGTTTTCCCAGTCCTCAGCAGTAGCTCCAGCCCCAGGCATACCAGGCGCGCTGCCGGCAGTACGCGGAGTGCTGCTGTTGCCCTTACCAGACTTCTTGCTTGGATTAAGGAACTTAGACGCGGTCGCTACCTTAATGCCGTTTATAAGAGCACCGTCAAAGGTGTCCGCATTCGAGAAGTTCTGGATGTGCTTGGATTCAATGTTGTCAGCCATATCTAAATTGTAGGGAACCCGTAGTTAATAAACCGTATAAAAGAAAAACCCCGGCCGATTGGCCGGGGTTCGTCTTTAGGCTACTAGCTAGCAGCGGCCCAAGGGGTGATGGTGATGGTTGCGGTAGTCGCGACACCTGCAGCGTTAGCAGCAGTTGACTGGGTCTTGATAGTTCCCGCAAGACCAACAACGGTGCCACTTAGACCGGTCAGTGATAGTGCCGAGGTGTCAGTGGTTGCAACGGTGAAGGTGTTGGTTGCGTTGTCAACAACCGTGTAGGTACCGTTAACGGTAGCGTCAACCGAAGCGATGGTTACCTTGGTACCGATAGCGTAGGCTGCACCCGCACCCGATGCAGTAAGGACAGCAAGGCCTCCCGAAGCACGTGATACAGCAGTTACAGTCTTAGCAGCGTTGGTTGCAGCTGAGGCGGTGGTGATGTTAGCTGCCTCGTAACCTGCGTCCCTAAGCTCAGTGATAGCAAGAGCAGTGGTCAAACCGAGTACGTTAGGAACGATGATGTTGCCAAGGCCTACGCCGTCGCCGTCACCTGGAGTGGTAGTAGACTGAACCTTACCGGTCTGAGCAGTAACGAGACCTACGTTAGCCGAGTTGGTTACGGTGAAGTAAGTGGCGGTTGCCTTTACTACGGTAGCACCTGAGAGGTTGTATGCCGAAGCAGTAAGGCCGGTAATGTTTACAGTCTGGCCAGCTGCGAGGAAGTTCTGCGAGGTGTAGGTAACGGTAGTGCCGTCGCCCGAAGCTGCAGTAACGATGAAGTTACCTGCTGCTGGTACATAAGCAGGGTAGCCTGCCCAGCCAGCTTCTACGTTAGCGTGGTTGTCCAGGGACGCGTCTAGGCGAGAGCTAGCTACCTGAGTAGTTGCACCCCAGCTGTGGTCGCCCGATACGTTGCCCGAGCTAATCTGCGAGATGCTTGCAGCACGCTCGTCGTTTGGCTGTACAGGCATGTTGCCGTAGACAAAGTCAACTGCTACGTGACCCTTGTCATCGACCAAGTGGCCGTCATTGTTTGTTGCCATGGTTTCCTTTTTCTCTAGAGAGGATAATAGCGCCTGCGCAAGACGCTATATCTAGCGTAGTTAAATCCAGAGAGGAATTTGGCTTAAACGTATTTTAGAAAGGAGGCTTTACGTTCTTAGGAATGAAGTCAGTGTTTCCGTGCGCCGCCTCGTTTAGCTTGTGCTCGTAGACTTCTTCAGGGCCGTCAGGGTTGTCGCCCTGGTGCGCGAACCACTCAGGGGCAGACTCAAACGGGTCTTTAGGCTCGTGCTTAGATACCTGCGGTACGTTAGGCTTCATTATACGGTTCCGCTCAGGCTGGCCTTGACAGGAATAGTCTCCTGACCCATAGGGTCGTTAAAGTCGTCCAGGCGGTTAGTTGGCGGGTTAGCGATATTTGCATCTGAAGTCCAAGGCTGTGGATTAGCGCCGTTGAACATATCAGGCTTAATAGGGGACTTAACAGGCGGCTGCGTGTTCATAGGAGGTAGAACTGGCGCATTAGCATTTGCGCCTACTGCAAACTCGTTCTTAATGCTCATTAGTCCTTCTCGTGGTCGCCTTCTTGAGGATTAGGGGCACCGCAGTCTACGCAGTTGGTGTTGTACTTGCCGTCGTTAAAGTCGTGCTTGTGGTCGGCTTCCTTGGCGGCAATTCTTCTTTTCATCTCTTCGAGATTGTAAGGCCCGCTGGAGGTGCCGAATAGGTTTCCGTAAACGGTCTCGAAGTCGCTGCGACGCTTGTTAAACTGTGGGTCTTTAGCTTCCATTATTTGTTCAGGTCCTTTCTAAGGTCCCAGGTCTTCTTAGGGCTAGTGCCCTGCTTAGCGCGGGACATGGCGTCTCCGCTAATCTCAATCTCGTAAGGGTTAACCTGGTCAGGGCTCTTACGGTTTGCCTCGAAGTCCTTGTGGAGCTTGCTCTGCTCGGCAGGAGTTCTGCCCGACTTTACAAACTCAGCAGTGTCCTTCTCGCGCTTAACTTCATCATTGTAGTAGTTAATGTGAGCGTCATAAGGGCTGATGTGGCCCTGGCTAACGTACTTAGGCTTTTCGCCTTCTGCCAGCGGGACCGCTGGGTGTGGCTCAGAGAACTGCGGAGTACCTGGCTTCATTACTTCTCGTTCTCTTTTTTGCCAGCGCGGCGCTTGTTTTCCTTGGCCGTGTTCTTGCCGTGGTCTAGAACGCGGAGGTTCTTAGGGTTGTCGTTATTGTGGTTGTTGTCCTTGTGGTCAACATCCTTGCCCTTTGGAACCTTCTTGCCGGTCTTCTTCTCGTACTTGTACTTAGCGGCGTCAATAGTGGTGCGTGAACCATCTGCGTTCACAACAGACATAATAGGGCGTCCGCCGTTCTTGTCTGAGCCCTTAAATGGGCCATAAACGGTTTTGCCGTCCTTGGTCTTGCCAGCCTTAGTCTTAGGCTTAAATGCTTTCTTCTCAGCCATTATTCTCCTCTAGTTCTGTTCTGGCCAGCGTACTCGTCACGAATCTTGTCGTGCTGGCTGTAGTGAAGTCTGTCCTCTAGGTCCTTGGCCTTTGCGGCCTCTTCCTGAGCGGTGGCCTTGGAAAAGTCTTCGTTGACGTCGGCCTCGTGCGCCTTAGCTTCTTTCTCTCGCTCGGCAGGGTCGATGTTGTACCAGTCATGGCTGGTCTGGGCGAACTGAGGGTTTTTAGCTTCCATTATGGTTCCCAAATGTCGAGGTCGGATTCGTCTTCTAGTATCTCATGTTCAGCGGAGCAATTTCCACATCTAAGGCACATTTTATACCTAACTAGAATAAGGCTTCATTACGACATCTGACGCAGCAGGTGACGCACTATAACGCTGAAACGAACCTTTAGGGCCAACGAACATTCCATCGGCTATTCTTCTGCTTTCAAAAACGGGCGTTTTTGGTTGAAATACACCTGCGAGGAATTCCGCGCGTCGGCTCGGCATTAGTTCGGCATTCCTAGACGCTTGCGCAGCTCCTCGCTACGGTCTACGATGGCGGGCTTTTCGCCTCTTACTGCGCGGGCGTATGCGTCGGCGCTGACAGGCATATCAGGGGCTTGCTTATAAACCTTGCGGATGTTGGCCTGGTCTCTTGCCATCTCTGGAGTAATAAGGGTGGACGAGTTGCCGTAAGTCTTAGCTAGCCCCTGCATGTCGCGCTCAGTCTGGTTATGGTCGAAAACGGTTTCCCTTACCTTCGCAAAGTCTAGGTCCTCGTTAATCTGTCTCTTCTTCGGTTCCATGCTCCCACTATAGATTAAAACCAGGAGGAAGTCAGGGAATAAAGTTATCCACAGCTGGGAATGCATACGGCGGCGCAGCAAGCACAGCTTAATAGGAGAATACCACTATTAAAATATTAAGTAGGATTTGCAGGCGGCTTCCCCCCGCTGTACGTTACCAAATTGTTATCTCCTGCAAGAACCACACTATTGACTTTCCCCGCAGAATGTGCTACGCGCCCAATCCGCTCCCCCCGCCAAATGCGTACCGAAAATGGTACGTTTCTGCCATGCCCGCCATGCCCGCCGTTTAGGCACGAAGTCACGTTAGGCTACTGCCTTGCCGAAAGGGTCCCCAGTCGTATCTGAGACCTGGCTGCCCTCCCTGTGGATAACTCGTCTAACCCTGGGGGGGTCTGTGGATAACTCCTTCCTGTGAATAGTCTGTGAATTGGGCATAGTGGCTTGCTTATCAGGCTTGCTAGGCGTAGTCTTTTCTTGTAGCCCGCAGGGGGCTACGGATAAGGGGTAATAAAATGGGAGTATGTTCAGGCGAGAATGACCGCACACAATCAGTCGAGTTCGACTGCCCAATGTGCGACACGACAAACGAACGCCAAGCCGAATTGTGCTGGCGCTGTGGCGCAACCGACCGCCAATGGTCAAGGTGCGACAAGTGCCAAGGTATCTTCGGCTATGTTGTCGAGTATGGCGAACCAACCGCAGACGCTGTTAGTTTCTTGGAATACTATGAAATTAGCAACGAAACCGAATACGAAACCGATTACGGCACAGGCGCAATCACTCGCCTACTCAACCGATAAACCAACCAACGGCGGGGGCGCAAGCCCCCGCCGCCACCAAACACAAAACAAACTAATCAAGGGATAAAACAAATGTTCGCACTAATTCTTTCAGGCACCATCGCAACACTTCTAATCGTAATCGCACTTCTTGCCCTAGCCGACATCATCAACGAGCGCATCGGTGGCGGGGTTTGGAAGTTCCTAGGCTTGTTCATCTTCTTCATCTCGCTGGTGATTATGCCTCTCCTCAATGCCCTCGCCCTAGCGGGAGCGTTTGTAATCAAATAGACTCGGCGCAAGCCACGCACCACCCCTGATAGACCCCAGTCGGCTCCCCCCGCCGGCTGGGGTTATCTCTCTCTCTAGACCCTGTCAAGGGCTAGGCATCTGGGTCTGGCATAGTCCAACCCAACAAAGCGGCATTATGGGTTTGGCAATTGCTCCCTTGCTAGAGAGATTTCTGTGAGTTTCCTGTGAGCCCGGCGTGTCGGCTTGACAAATACCACCAAGCGCCCCTTGCTACCTAACCTGAGAGTTATCTGTGAATTGGGCATAATTGCTTGGTAATAGGCTTGCTATCCCGTAGAGTGAATACATCAAGCCAAGGGGGTTTGATAGTTAGGGAAAAATGGAAGTTATCAAGCGCGATGAAGTTGCCGAGTATGTTGGCAACATCAACGGCAAGTTCGAAATTGTGTTCATCAAGCGTTCGACTGGCGAACCACGCATTATGAACGCTACAACCAAGTATGCCAAGCACCTAAAAGGTGGCGAAGCGGCATACGACTTTAAGGCCAAGCAACTTATCCCAGTCTGGGACTTGGATGCTCAGGCTTTCCGCTCAATTCCGTTGGATGCGGTTTTGACCATCAAGCGTGGCCGTAAGGTTATTACGGTCGCATAGGGTTCCCCCTAACCGCCCTGAGCAAGGCGCTAAAAGGCTCACCACCACTCAAACAGATAGGGAACCAAAATGGCAACATACACGCTCACAGCATCGAACAGCACCACCACAGAAGCCACACCAATCGAAGCCGAGACAGACGAGGATGCGATGTTTTCGGCTGTCGCCAAGATACTGAACCGTGCTCACGAGAACCCAGAGGGCGTTTGGGGCAAGGGTGAAATCACC